CCTGCCTTAACGAAGCCGACTCTGCTTCGGTGCGTGTCTGTACACTTTGCAATAACGCTTGTTCACTTTGACCTACCAACCCTTGAAGTCTTTGAACTTCTCCTTGGGTATTTTGTGCAAACTGAACAGCCTCATCGCGTAATCTTTGTGCAGCTTCTTTCTCTCTACGCTGCTGATGATACTCGTATTTGAGTCTGTTTAAACGCTTTTTAACACGATCATCTGCAATGTCAATCTCTTCGTCGATATTAAATGGTTCAACATCATTGCGTACAGGCCGACGATCTACTTCAGGAGTATCATCTACCTCAACAACTTCTATTTCATCAGAATCAAAACCACTTTCAATATTTTCATTTGGCTCTGGAAAGTTTACCTCAGACACGACTTATCCCCCTTGGATCATCAACTACAGCTTCGACCGTATCGTCATTAATAATACGGAACTCTTTGCCATGAATGCTAATGCGCGTACCGCTATAGGCTCGCATTATTATGAAGTCGCCTTCACTACACCAAGGCCCATTAGGAAATCGTTTTTTGTCTTGATAACAGTCTGGCCCCATCGCAAGAACAAAACCAACTACTGAGGCGGTTTCCTCAATAGATATTGTTGCCTGCGCCTTTATGATCCCGCCTTCTGTCTTTTCGTCGATTTCTGGTAAACCGATCAGTATATGATAGCCCGTTGGCACTGGGAGTTGACTAGCTTTATCAGCAGCCTCTTCTTTCGTACCAATGGTCTTTAAGTCTACTTCTGCCATTTTTTTCTCACCGCAACACTTATTGGGAAGTGTAGAACCCATTGCATCCTGATGATGCTAATTCTCATCAACAAAAACGCGCTCTGCTACCTCTCGTATTTCGCGTATTGCTGTTTGTATCCCTTCGAGCTGTCCTCGATAGAGCTTATACTCTTCTATCTTTTCAACTGACCCTGCAATCAGCTTTTCTTTATGATGACTTTCTAGCTCGTTTAAACGCGATAATAATAAGTCAACGAATCTTGGATCAACAAAACCTGACATCAAACGTTCTTAGTTATTTGTTCAGCTATCTTTCTTCCAATATCTGCGCCTTTAACCGCATCATTCTGTCTTTGTTTTTGTAACCGCTCGTCTCGATCAAAACCAGATGTCAGTGCATCTTTAGTCAGTTCAGCAGCGGCTAATTTTTCTGCACTATCTATTCGATCTTGGGCGATAGACAAGTCTTTCTGAATCTTTAATCGCTCAAGGTCATCTCGCATTTGCGCTTTTTCTGCATCAAGCGCCAGCTTCTGTTGCTGTGTTTGCACTCGTTGCTGATCTGTTTGAGCCTTCGCCATTGCTGCCTGCTCTTCAATTTGAAGCTCACGCTGCTTTAGCTGAAGTATAGGATCTTCTGCTTGTGCCGCTTGCTCTTGCTGCTGGGCTTCTTGCTGGTCTTTTTGCAACAACTGCTCTGCTGCTTGAGCAACCAAAGACGATAGTTTGGCTTCGATTTCTGGCGGTAGTTCTGTGTCTATCGCTGGAAGCTCTACACCAAGCTCTCTTTGTATTTCTTCTCGATACTTAAATGCCAAGTGCTCTTGTATGTGCGCGGTAACTGAGGCTTGTATTGCCTGTTGATTTGGTGCTTGCGCTATAAGCTCCATAATCTTTGGATCTTGCATAGCAGCCATATGCACTCGGATATGCGCTTCGTGATCTTGATACTGGAACGCCTTAGCTGGCTCACCATTAATAAAGTCCATGTTCTCTGTAACAGGGTCTTTAGGAGTAAGGTCGTTTTGTTCAGGCACTAGATTTTCTGGATCTCTAATACCTAACGCCTCAAGCATTTGTCTATGCAGTGCTGGCAAGTCATAAAGCTGTGGCGCTTGTGAAGCAAGTTGCAACGCAGATTGATACTGCATAATACGCTGAGACATAGTTGCCGCGTTTGGATTAGCAACAGGTATCACATCTATTTGGTCATCAAAGTCGGCAACAATATCTGATGGTTCACCATATGGCTGGTATGGATATTCTGATGGCCCAAAGTCCTTCACGATACGCACCAACAGTTTAAGCTCGCTCTTCATTGCCGCATAAAGTCTTGCCTGAATTGCAGACATAACCTTCATGTTTCTTTCAATGAGCGCAAGCGTTGTGCCTACTGGCGCTTGGCTATTCATGTCAGCAGCCTTTACATCAGCCATTGATGCAAAGCGGCGTGACTCCTCGACGATATTCTGTAGTAACTGATACAAGGTACCGCTGGGTTCTTTGTACGGCAAAAACGAAATGTTCTCTTTAATCGTGCCGCCGGGAACATCAACATCCCTAAACTCTCCCGGCATGATCGGCGTATCGTCTGCTGTAATACGCATACCGCGAGTCTTTAAGCCTCCGGGCAGATTTGCCAATGTACCTGCGTCAACAAGTTGCCGGAGTATTGATGTGGCAGATTTAACTAATCCACCGATAAGGTGAACAAGACCGAGGCCATAAAAACCAAGACCCGGAATATATTCGTAATGAACAAAGTGATCCCGCCTTCTCTTTAACGAATCATCTTCAAAAAAGTTACGACGTATGGAAAGTATTTGTGCGCTACCTTTATCAACGGTTACAACATATGGCACCGCAATACCCGTTGCCTCCCCATCCTTCATATCAGGGAAGTCATTCAAATCAAGATCAACTTGTATCTCAAGAATTGTATTGACAGTTTCGCCGGTTAGATAAGAACCGCTTGCTGATGATGTGTATGACTCGCCTGTGATTTCTCCGTACTTCTCTTTTACGGCATCTACATAACTATCAGAGCCTAGTAATTCGATGTCTCTATAAAAACCAGAGACTTGCAGTTTGCGTATTTCATTTGTTGTTTTACGCATACGATGGGTCATGCGTGTTAACGATTTAATATCTGTTGCCCCGTTAAACACCACCATGTCCTCTGCTGGGACAAACATAGAGCAAGGCCGGCCCATACTTGGATCGAAATACACTTTCTTAAATGCACTTCCTGCTAAGGGCAATGAAAACAACATACGTTCTGTTTCACTACGAAACTCAGTCATTTCTTCTGTGAGCAAAAAGTTTAAATAGTTCTGAACCCGATTAGCCTGCTTATACATCTCTTCGGTAGCTTCACCAACGATCTTTGATTTAGCTGGGCCACCGGCCGGAAAGATTTCAGATATTGCTTGTGACTGAAAACGGATAACTGATTCTGCAAGGAGAGGGTGGTGTACGCCACACGCTCCGGGCCAAGGCTCTGTACGGTCTTCAATCTTCAGGCCAAGAAGATCTAATCCTTCAATGTATGTCTCTTCCCAATCGCGGCGAGAAGATAAATCATCTTCATAAGCTGATACTAATTCAGATCCAAGAATGTTTAATTCTTGATCGCTTATATACTCAGCTAGGTTTGCATCGAATGGTGCATCTTCCACAGATGGATCAGGATCGAAATCAATAATCATCCCCCCGTCTTCTGTTTCAATGGCAACAGAATCTGGGTTCTCTATTTCAATAATCATCTCGGACTGCTCATCCGCATCTGCTAGACGATTTTGTATATCCGCCATCTGAAGTGAATCAAGCGACTTTTCTACAGCCATACAATGCTCCCGGTTGCGCGGAGTTTAAACGCACTAGTAATAGTTAGCAATTCGTCTTGGTGCCTGTTCCGTGTAGTCATCATGCTCCAGAGCAATAAATCCACCTTGCCTGAATCTCAATAACGCCTGAGTCGAGGAGTCCACCAAGTCATCGTGATCCCCTATAGGAAAAGATGCAAACTCTTCAATAACTTCTTCAGCCCAACGACGGGCCGGTGCCCAAACAATACCTGATGCAAAGAAGTCAGCAACAGCGTTTACACGCGATACTTTGTCATTTCCTCTTGACGGTGTGTATTCAGTTACACTGATGCCCATTGCTCTTAGTTCATAGATCAGTGGAGCACCCGCCGCCTTTGCCTCCACGATAAAAGCATCTGGCTCCCAATCCATATACATCTCATACGCTCTTTGCTTTAGCGTGGGGAACTCCATTCGTTCTTTCAACGCATCAAGCAGGATTATATTTGGAGCCATACGCCCCTCATCGTTATCCTTATAGAATACGCCCCATGTAGTACATGCCGAATAGTCTGCTCGCTCATGTTTCATAAAGGCGGTATCCCAAGACTGAATAACAAACGACACCTTGGGTGGATCACGGTCTTCCCAGACTTGCCACCAATCTCGTTTGATAATGGCAGACTCTTCAGATGTGGGCTGCTGTTGGTACTGCGCTTCCCACTTCGAGATAGGTAGTTCTGCTTTGAGCTTCTCAAGCTCCTCTACAGGCCAGTAGTCAGGCCAAAGCGACCTACCTGATGGTAGTATGGCGGGTAGCTCTAAAACCTCCCATTCGTCCGTACCGTCCCTCTCAACGCTATCTCGCATTATTTGACCGCAAAGATCCTTCTGGCTCCAGCGAGTCATCACAATAATGATTGCCCCTCCGGGCTGTAGACGCTGACGAGGCCCAGAACTAAACCACTCATGGGTAGAATCAAATACTTTAGGATCTGCTTGTTGTCCCTGTTGTTCTGAGTGGGGGTCATCTATAATTAACAAATCGGCACCACGCCCTGTTACAGCACCACCGACACCTACTGAGAAGTATTCGCCACCACCTGACACATCAAAGCGACCAGCAGCTTTTGAGTCAGCGGTCAGGGAGGTCTCAGGGAATATATCTTTGTATTCTTCACTGCTAATCAAGTTACGAACCATACGGCCAAAGCGAACAGCAAGCTCGGCGGTGTGAGAAGCCATGATAATCTTCTTGTCAGGCATCTTACCCATGATCCACGCAGGCAATAACCAAGAGGTCAACTGAGACTTACCCATACGAGGGGGCATATTAATCATTAAGCGTTTACATTCCCCACTAGCAACGCGCTCAAACTTCTCAGCCATCTTCCTATGGTGCCCTCCTTCAATAAAAGCAGGCCATACAGAAGAACAAAAACACAAAAACTCTTCCTGCGACTTCTCCCTTCGTACCGACATCTCCAAAGCCTTCATCAAATCCATCACTTGTTTACGCTCTGAAGCAGTCATTGCTGCTAATCGGTCAGGTGTCAACAACGATTGTACATCAGAAAGCTGTTTGTCAATATCAATAGTCATGTTGTGCTCACTGTTTACAAAATGGTTTTCGTAAATATAAAATTTTACGCGCTATTTTTGTCAATAATTGTTTTTGTTTAAAGGGGTGGGGTTTGTAAAGTGGGGTGATCGACTGTAGATAATTGTATGTATGTGTATGTGCGGGACTCCTGCGCTCGCACACGGTGTGTGGGGGTATGCCGATGCGTGTAAACGCGCTATGCACGGGACTCCTACGCATTATGCGGCGCTAGTCCTGCGTTGCGACGGAATCACGAGACAGCAATCCGTTTAAACGCTCCAAGATCACCGAAGGTGAGTCGGCATCAGCCCGCACCACCGCTTGCTGCTCCACATAAAGCCTAGAGGCTTTCCCTCGATGGTGCTCGGCCTGTATAGCAGAGCTATATTGCCCAGCATCTCTAGCGTCATCACGCAAAGCAGCCAGTGTATCGAGGTGTTCCCGTAGGGAAACAGCCCTATCCTCTGCCAATTCCGCTCCCCGCTGATTGATTAGGTCTACGACCTCGGCTTTTTTAACCAACTCACTTCCCTTTTTATCTGGATTGCTGGTGTAACCAGCCATACGCGCGCTCTCAGCCTGTGTACGGCCTTCGGCCACATACCTAGCGAATAGGCGCTCTTTCACGCTTACCTGCTTGCTCATAACGCCTACAACCCGTTTAAACTCCCCGACTTACCCTTTAGGGTAAAAAACCCAGTTGGAAAAAACTAGTTGACGATTTAAACGATCTGTGCCTCAAATAATGGGGCATCGACGGATTGACCGCTCAACAGGTCAGCTTACCGTCAACCGGATGCGGGGCGGCAGCTTAATGCGACTGAATGGGTGTAGACCACCTCCGATCAGGTATCGGTGTTTCGATCTCACGGCGGATCGGGACGTAGCAAGCTGGAATTGTGTGCAAGGCAATTCTGCGAAGGCTTGGGAAAAGGATGTCGGGGCGGTGGAGTCACCTCCAGATGTCGGGAGACATCTACTCTGGAGGCTAACAAGATCGTCAAAGGCGTAAACCGGCTCGGTGTGAACGCAGATCGGCATGAGGCCCGTGATGCACCGGAAGGATACCGAAGGTATCTGGACGAGACGATAGATTTACGAATGTTGTGACTACAACAGAGAGCATTCTTCGAATGCTTTCGATTGTGTTCACAAAGGAGAAACGCAATGCAAGGACGTATGGATATACGAGTAGACAGTGATGTTGAGTGGCCTACCACTCAGTTCGACGGACAATGGTTCACGACGGGAACAGCGTTCATCAGAGATGAATCTGGATTCATCGAACTCAAGAACTGGAAGTTCGGCGCTATCGTAGATCACGAAGTGTCTGCTAGAGATCTGGAAGGTTTAAACATGCGAAGCATATCGCATCAACAGTGACTACAACACAAGGACATTCGCAAGAATGTCTTTGCTTGTGTTCACTACATCAATCGCAACAAAGGAGTACTGCTATGCAGTCATACACAACGAGAGAAGAATGGTTACAAGCTGCGCTTGTTTTACTGTTTGAGATGGTCTTTGCCAATGCTGGTATCTCACCCGACGCTTGGCAATCCCGCCGCTATCGAGTCACCTGTGGTTTCCCTATCGGGTATCGTGGGTCGAAGACCGGCAAGGTCGTGCTAGGTCAGGCATTCGATACAAGCGTCAGTTCCGATGGAACTATGGAGGTTTGCATCAACCCCATCATCGACGAACCCGTCGAGGTTCTTCGTGTCCTGCTACATGAATTCATTCATGTTTGGGCTGGTGTCAAATGCGGTCACCGAGGTGAGTTTGCCCGAATCGCCAAAGCCGTTGGCTTCACCGGCCCCATGACAGAGACACCCGCCACGCCAGCTTTGCTGGACACACTGACCGAGATCGCTGAGATCTTGGGGGTTTACCCCCATGCCAAGATCGATCCATCGCTTCGTAAGAAGCAAGGCACTCGTATGCTCAAACTGCAATGCAGTGACTGCGGCTTCACCGCCAGAGTGTCAGCCAAGTGGCAATCGAAGATTACCCCCGAGTCAACATGCCCAGCATGTCACCTCGCCGGAACGCTAGTCGCTGACTAGCTTTCAACCTGATCCGTTTAAACGCAACAAGGAGAACATTTCATGTTCGATCATACTACCACACTTGATGCTTCGCATCACCAACGTCTTAACAAAATATGCAGGGTTCTCAATGACCTACGGTCAGAGAGCGACTTTGTCAGCCCAGCGCACCGCTCCAAGCTGGCGCTGCTGGCTACCATGTACCGCATGTCAGCCACGATGCCCGAAGAGGCGAAGGTCAGCCTATGGCTGCATGGCCCCAATGCTGGCGCTGCTACGCTGTCTCAGGGTGACATCGAGTCTATGTCAGCCAAGGTGATCGAAGATCTCCGTGGCGACATCGAGGATCTCAAGGCGCTGGTCGCATCAACGCAGACCATCACCCACCAGATCACCACCAACGGTGGCGATCCAATCCAGATCAAGGGCCGAGTTCACGAAGTGTTCAACGATGTCCTCCAATGGGTGGCTATCAATGAGCCGGTGTATCTTGTCGGCCCTGCTGGGTCTGGTAAGACCACCATCGCCAGACAAGTAGCCGAGGCGCTGGATCTCAAGTTCTACTGCTATGGCAGTATCGCTGCTGATTTCCAATTCCTAGGACACATCGGCGCTAACGGCGACTACGTCGAGACCGAGTTCTACAAAGCGTTTAAACATGGCGGCTTGGTCTTGTTCGATGAAATGGACGCAAGCAACCCCAACGCCCTCATGTCTCTCAACGCTGCTCTAGCGAATGACTTCGCTAGTTTCCCCTGCGGTATCGTTGATCGCCACCCCGATTTTCGAGTGATCGCATCGGGCAATACCTTCGGTCACGGCGCATCGGCTCAGTATGTCGGACGCAACCCGATGGATGCCGCAACCCTTGACCGCTTCTCGTATCTGCCAATGGGATACGACGAGGCGCTAGAGCGCAGCATCGCTGGCAATGATGCTTGGGTGGATCTGGTGCAAGCGATCAGGGCACAGGTCGAGCATCACAAGATGCGCTTTGTGGTAAGCCCAAGGGCTTCTATCAAGGGCGCTAAGGCACTGGCTGCTGGTATGCCATTCCGCTCTGTAATGAGCGCCTTGATCTTCGACAAGGGCTGGAGCGACACAGACAAGACCAAGGTCTTGGACGGTGTTGACTTCTCTATCATCGACGCACTACAGGAGGCGGCGTAATGACTAACGTCATCGAGTACAACGTAAGCTGGGACGAGTGCATGGCTGACATGCACCGTGAACCCAACGAGGGCTGGGACTTTCCCAGCACCAAAAAAGAGGGACGCGATGCCAAGGATTTCTATGGCACTCGCACCTTCGGTGATGCAGTGCAGACTGCGATCAGCGGCTGGGACGAGGGGCGCGACGCTATCGGCTCCGGCGTTGAGTTTGCTAAGGCAAAGCAAGCATCGTTTAAACGACCTGATTGGGAGTACGGCGTAGCCGGTCAGCGAGCTTGCATCCCAAGCTACTGCGCTGGTGTCCCGAATCACATGGTCTGGATGGACGATACGAGCAATCGCAACGCTATGCCCATCGTCAAGATCTACGCTGACATCGGTGCCACATCGAGCACTGAGGCCAGCGCGATGATTCGCAAAGGCTCTGCCATCGTCGCCTTGATCGACCAGATCGAGCAGTCTGGGCAACGTGTCGAGTTGATTGCCTGCCAGCGATCAGACACCGAAGGCTTCGATTACGACGAGCAGCGTATATTCATCACGGTCAAACGTGCTGACGAGGTGCTGGATCTCGACCGCATCGCCTTCGCCTTGGCACATCCATCCATGTTGCGCCGAGTTTGCTTCCGCATCATGGAGTTCACATTCAACGAGTATGTGAGCGGCTATGGCAGAGTGAAGGACTTCGATGACCTGCCTGCTGACGCCATGTACATCCCACCGATGTACGGCGACAAGGGCTACTACACAATGGAAGATGCGCTCGACACCGTGCAACAGCACTGGTGCGAGTGCGCTGCCAACACCGAGCAAGCAGAGCTTATTGCCGAGCTAAAGGAATTACGCAAATAAGCGTACTGTTTAAAC